GTCTGAGTTAGCTAACCGCAACCGCTCTATCTCGTCAGCCGCTTTTTTCCACGGCCCCATGAAGTTAAGAACCCGCAGTCTTTCAACGATATCCATCACTCTTTCTCCAATGCGTCTTGTGCAATTTTCTGTGCTGACTGCATCTTTGCAATCCGGTGAAGCACTTTCTTCACTCGATTGGTTTCTTTAATAAAAACATCCATCAATTCAAATGCTAGTTTTTTATCTTCCCGTAGCTTGATAATCTCATCTGCTGCCTCGGCACACCATTCACCTTCTTGGCTCCAACTGATGTCCACAGTTCGCAGTCTGTCTACGATGTCTGTCATCACATCAATTCCTTCAGTAAATCTCGTTCCTCATCGGTCATAGGCTGCACAAAAACAACGTCTTTTTGATAAGTTCGACGTTTAAGCTGATAAATTATAAATTTTAGACTTTCAATTTTTCCGTTTTGTTGGTTAGCGTGTTTTTTTGCTAACAATAACTGTTGATCCTTTTTTTCAATTTCTTGAATAGCAACTAGCAAGATGTCTGGAAAATTTGGGTAGTCTTTTAGTTTTTTAAGTTTGTTAATAATTGTCATTTTATTACCTCATTGAGTTAATCATTATTGCTAGTGCGACACCGATAATTAACGCCACTATCGGGGTGAACACATTGATCGGGTCTATCACTTTCTTTTAACCAGATTAGCAACTTGTTCATCAATCTGGCTTGTCATTTCGTCTGTTAATTTTAACGATGTAATCTGCAATCGATGAGCCTCGACAGCCTCTGTTGCCTTTGCATTTGAGAACTGGGCGGCAAATGCTGTATATGCCGCAAGATCGACATAAGAATCCATGTGAGTTTTGTTCTGTGCAATCCTAGCCATTTTAACAGCCATCAGGACGATACTGACATCATAGGCTGTGATTGTCTTATCAAGCATCGTCGAGGCGATTGTAGAGGCTCTGGAGAAGGATTGTGAGGCATCCCCATATTCTTCACCCCGGCTGCCGATAGTATCGATTGATGTGGTAAGGATTTGCTTTGCGTTCGTCATTTGATTGTTCTTTCTGTTTTTGATCTAGGGCAGATCGCCCTGCTGGTGGCTTTCCATAATGGTTTACATAAATGTCGCTTGTTGATTCTTTTCTAACCCTTTCTGTTTGTTCTCGCCAAGCCATTTCATTTTGATATCGTAGTGTCGGCGGCAATTCATTATTTATTTGTTGGTAGTCTCTGATCCAAGACCTGACGGTTGTTGTCGGTAATCCAAGATTTTGAGCAACAGTGGTTACTGACCGAATCTTGAGGTATTCAGCCCACGCCATCTGACGGAGATTGTCTTGTCGCTTTGTCACGCAGCACAACTTCTCCAGATAATTTCTTTTTCATTTTTGATCCTTTACCACAAGGCAAAGGGTTTCGCGATATCTTCTTTCCAACGTGACGAGCGGCTTGCCGTTTAGCTTTAGCGATGCGTGTAACGTCTGACTTGGTTTTGCCGCGATGGCATTCGATGTGAGCCAAATCGAGGTTCTTACCTCGGTCATCTCCACCGAGGGCCACTGGAATAATGTGTTCCACTTCCCAATCTTGCCCAGCATATATTTTGTTGCCACAGATATGGCAGATACCTTTGCGGTCATTGAACAACTCCATCCGTTCTTTTTTACTGATTGATCGACGAGTCACGATAAGAAATCCTTTTAACAGGTATAATATCGCTACGATGATCAACGTCAAAAACAAACCAAGCAAACGGGATTGCAGACGATTCGTTACGAGGGCCTTCCCATCCTTCACGGTGCATCATTGGAAGCCTCTCAATAAAAGCATACACCATTTTGCAATGCCGCAATATGTCGTGACGATTTGCTCCAGACAGATATGATAAAGGCATTAACCCAGCAAACACGCACCCAAGAGATAGCGAATGCCTAATAAAATTGTTAGCCAACTTATATGGTGGATTGGTCACGATCATATCTGCAAGAGGCATATACTCCATCAAGAAATCTCTACCCGTTTCGATGCCCTTATCTGCACCTTCATGAGCGTTCAAATCAGTTGATATAACATTGCGACCAGTTGCGTTTATGCACCTAGTGATCGCACCTCTGCCAGCACAGCACTCCCAAACAGTTTGAGGTATTTGATCTGCGTGATGCTTGAGAAATGCGTTGATTGCGACAGGATGAGTCTCATAAAGATCATCTCCCCTGTCAGCCATTGTGTGTTGTCTTTTCATAATTTCATTTCCGCTCGTTTGCTGGCTTCAGCCGAGTTCCACTCTTGGAACCTCATCCTGACCCATTCCATTTTGACTTTTAACAAATCGGCTTGCTTGCGAAGTGTAACCATCTCTCGAACATAATCACGGTATTCAAGAGACGCTTTAACTTCCATTTCTCGGCGTCCAATAGGTACATCAGTTCCTAGTAAAGACATACGATAGGCTACCGTATGAGACTTAGTTTCTTCCATCAAGGAAGCAGCGGAGTGGGCCTCGACCCACTCCTTTGCCACCAGACGGTATTGCTCAGATAAAGGCTTATCAGACATTAGAAATCACCTTTAAGCATGAAGCCATCAAGCTGGACCTCGTATTGCTCAGTCAAGGCATCTCGCCAAGCCAAGGGCCAAGTTGAAACTTCTTCAACGATAGATTTTTTATACTCTTTTAGTTGATCTTTAGTCTGAGTTGCTCGGATAGCTGCTTCAACTTCAGACCACCGATTTGGCTGATCTTTCTTTATTGAGTTAGATGATTTTGTCGATTGCGTTTGAGATTTTGGAAAGTTCCGATCAATCGCATCCTCGGCATCCAGATCAATAGGCGGCAAACAAAACAGAGCCATCAATGAGTACCTACAACCATAAGTAATTGCCCCGCCGACTCCTTGTGGGTCACGTTTGCTAAGTGGGACGTGTAGATGATTGACGATTGATAGACCGTCGATATGCCAAATCGTTGTTGTGATCTCAATGCAACCTTCAGGTGTGATTCTGCCGGGGGCTTGTGTAACGACTAGACCATTTGCCTGTAGAGCAGGACGCAGCGTATCGATCACAGCCTCTAGGCTTGCATATCGATTCCTAAAATGTGGATTACTCGAATCACGCACAACCCCAGTCAGTGAACTCTGTACAAGGTATAAAGCCTCAATTAGCTTGTTCTTGTCGTTCATTTTCTTCCTCCGTTTCTAGATCAATTTCGTTTAGAACATCACAGGCTTTGAAAAATTCTGTATTAAAACGCTCGATTGCTTTTTTTGGATCGCCACTAAGATTGTATTGACAGTCTGTTAATGCCAGCACCAAATCGTTAAGCGTGTTTCTTAATTCGTTATAAGTGATCATTTTGAACCTTTCTTTTATTGACTAAAAAATATTAGTTTACAAAAAAAGATTTGTAAAGTAGAAAAAATTACTGCAACAAAAAAACAGGAGATAGCGGTGAAATTTACAGATGCACTTCAAAACGTAATGGATATCCAACAACGGACAATGTTTCCTCATCAAGCCAAGAAGACCTCTATCGAAGCAGCTTTATCGGTTCATCCTAAGCTGACTGAGAAGGCAATCGAAGTTCTCGAATATGCCTATGATATGGGTTACCAAGGCTTCACAGACATTGATCTAAGCAGACAGTTTGATTGTCAGACAAGCACATATCGAAGTGTCAGATCGCGGCTCGAAGATTTGCATTTAATTGAGATGACAAATCGGACAGTAAGATATCCAGAGCGAGGCAATAACTGCTTCCATACCGTGTTTATTCATAAGGACTTTGTACGATGAAAATTGAAATTAAATCTGTTCGAGAACTTATACAGCATCTTGGAAGCCAAACGGCTGTCGCTAAAAAGATCGGACTTACACAAGGTGCGGTTTCGCAGTGGGCAGTCACTGGTCGCATTATGCCAAAGCATTGGAAAGCAATTATAAAGATTGCCGCCGAACTTGGCTTTGAACTTACGCCTGAAGAGTTGATGCAAATCATGTTGCGTGAGCATCAAAATCGTGGTGTTATCTGATTGTTCTCTCCAGAACGAGTGCCACTAGGAACCCACAACCTAGTGGCATTTTTAATAACTAAGAACAAATTGGGAATAATAGAATGATCATATTATCTTTAGGGGCAGGAGTTCAAAGCAGTACAATGGCTTTGATGGCATCACGGGGTGAATTTTCAAACACACCTGATGCGGCAATTTTTAGTGACACTGGATGGGAGCCACAAAAAGTTTACGAGTGGCTTGATTGGTTAGAGCCACAATTATCTTTTCCATTATATCGCGTTTCGGCAGGGAATTTGAGAAATGATATAATCAAAAAAACAAATTCAACTGGTCAAAGATTTGCTGCCGTTCCTTGGTTTGTATTAAATAAAGGCAAAATTGGCATGGGACGTAGGCAATGTACGTCAGAATATAAACTCAGGCCAATCCAACGAAAAGTTGTTGAACTAACTGGGGGCAGAAAAAAAGCATCATGCGAAATGTGGATCGGCATTTCTACGGATGAAGTCATTAGAATGCGACCTAGCCGTGTTCAATATATTGTAAATAAATATCCATTGGTTGAAGGTGGAATTAGCAGGAATGATTGTTTGAAATGGTTTGAAAAGAATATGCTTCCTAGACCTCCAAAATCATCTTGCATTGGATGTCCATTTCATTCCGATAATCAATGGCGTGAGTTACGAGATCATTCACCTAATGAATGGAAAGATGCAGTTGAATTAGACAGATTGATTCGTGATAATTCTCACCGCGGAATTCGTGGACAACAATTTATGCACAGATCATGTAAGCCATTGGACGAAGTTGATTTGAGAACAAGTTTTGAACTTGGGCAATCAGATTTATTTGGTAATGAATGTGAAGGAATGTGCGGAGTATGAAATTTTGGGTTTACTATCCACCATCAGCGAATCGTTTATATCGAGCGGTTCCTAATCGTGGAGTGATCAAATCAGCGGAATATCGGCAATACCTTCTTGAAAATACTTGGTTGATCAAAACACAAAAGGACAAGGGGCATCCGATCAAGGGTGCTTACGAAATCCACTACTCAATACCAAGACCAGACAAAAGAAAAAGAGACATAGACAATCTTCTCAAGCCGTTGAATGATCTAATCGTAGATGCAGGGTGCGTGGAAGATGATAGTTTATGTCAAAAAATAACAGCAGAATGGAACGGAACAGGTAATGCAATTACAGTCACAATCACAGAATTCACTAGCCTACCAAACTCACATTGAA